CGAGCGGCCCCGGTTGTGCTGCGCGAGCGCGTCGTTGAGGTATGCGTCCAGCTCGTCGTCGGAGAAGAGTCCGTACGAGCTGCCGGAGACCAGCAGAAGGTCGTCCTGGGCCAGCGCAGTGGTCAGGCCCAGGATCCCGTTCACGGCGTCCAGGGTGTAGTCGGCCGGGGAGGCGAGGGTAGTCGTCGTGGAGCCGGAGATCTTCTCCACCGAGAAGCCAGTCGGCAAGACATTGTTGGCGCTCAGCTCGTACTGGCTGACGCTCCCCGTCCCCCGGAGGGTGTCGCGGAAAGGCAGCAGCCGGTCACCCAGCTCGCTGCGCACACGCGTCCGCAGATCGTCGATGGTTGCCACTCCGCGACCCTCCTATCAGGCGTTGAGCGTCAGAGCGCCCGCGGCGATCTGAAGCGATTCGTTGGTTACCGCCAGCAGCGCGCTGGCAATCGGCCATACGAACAGCACGTCACCGGACGTGCCGGAGGCCGACGTCACCAGCGCAGCGAACTGGGCCGCGTCGGTCATGTCGGCAGTGAACGGCCCGTAGAACAGGAGGCCGTTGTTCTGTGTGGTCATGGGGTCGCCAGTCGGCGCGGTCCACACGACCTGCTGTCGCGCGTAGCCCGGCGTCGTGACCTCCGCGAGGGTGGTCAGGTCGGCAGGGTCGCCGGGGTCGGCGATCAGCAGCGCGAGGTAAGTGTTCCGGGGAGCGGTGTACGCCACAGCGCGCCCGGTCAGGAAATCGAGGGCCTTACCGGCCCAGACGGAAGTGGCGCCAGCCATCAGGAACCAGCCTTCTTGAACATGCGGACGAAGTCAGCGAGCGCGACGGAGAAGTGCCGTACCGCCTTGCCCGGCGCGTGGTTGCCCTCGTCGGTGATGACGTGGGTGTCGTGCTCGTGCGAGAGCAGAACGACGTCCGTGCCTGCATGCCCGACACCGGGAGTACCAGCCTGGTGGACGTCGACCACGGTCACCGCAGAGCCGGTCGGGATGTGTCCCAGTCCGGCTCCGTGGCCCTCCGCGTTCTTGAGCACGTACGCGTCACCCGGCTTGGGGGCGGAAGAGGTGCGAGCAGCCATTAAATGATCCTCGAATCAGATACAGGACCTCGCCGGTTCATGGCGAGCATCCTCTCTCGGTATTCATTCTGCCAGGAGAGATCCGCTTTCTTTATGGGATCCATCCGGCGCTGGTAGAAGTCGATAGCCAGCTCTGCCCGGTCCTTCTTGACGAGAAGGTATGGCAGGAGTTGAGAGAGCGTCGTGGTTGCTGCCTCACTGACCGAATTCCAAACGTACGACGTCTTTCGTCGGTCGGTTTCCTTGTGCTGCACACATACTCCACCCACTCCGGTCTCCTCCTGGATCCGCTCCAGGAGGGGCTTGTACGTGTTCACCACGCTCAAGTGAGGTCGGTATACACCGACGCCATCTCGGTTCTTTCGGCCGTACAGGGCAACGTGACCATCGCTGTCGACCACACCTGCCAGGTAAGCCGCAAAGATGGGAGACAACTCCTTGGCGATAGAGCCACCTCTTGGCTTCTGCGCAGCGGCACCACACTCAGTCGAGCAGTACCGCTGGCTACGCTTCGGGCGACCCGTTCCACCAACTAGGAAAACGACGGTGCATATCGGGCAGGTTCTGGCTTCGGGTTCTATTTTCAGCATTCCCTTAGATTAGCGGTTGGGTTAGTACATGTAATAACCCAGGCTGACCTAATGCCAAATGTAACCGAGCGAGTCGAGGTGGTCGTACAGCGGCTTCGGAGCCTTGTACTTGACGCCCTCCTCGAAGTCGTAGTGGTTGCCGTGGCCGTAGGTCATCTGCTCCAGCGGGGTGTTCACGCGGAAGGTGACCATCGGGACCTCGACCTCGATGGCCTCGGCGACCTCGACAGGGGCAGGCTCCGCGGGAGCGGACATGTCGCGCGGCTTGACCTCGACGACCGTGTTCTCCTTCTCCTCGGCCGCGGCGGCGTTGATGAGGGAGATCTCGTTCTCGCGCGCCTTCAGCTCCTCGGCGTGCTCAGCGGCGAGCTGAGCCTTACGGCGGCCGGTGAGGTCGCCAGGACGGGCGGCGTTGCGTGCAACAGGCATTTCGTTCTCCGGGTTCGGGACTCGTGTCTTTTAAGCGGTTCTACTCTAACGAGGAAAGGGAGCGGTCCTGGTAATCCAGATAACCGCTCCCTAACCATCAGGATCGCGTGACCGCGATTACCAACTCAGCCTTCGGAAGGGCCGAAGAATCAGTTGGTCTCCGCGATCAGAACGGCCTGGTCGGTGATGAGGCCAAGGCCCCAGATCGCGTACCACGCCAGCGCGTGCTCTCTGCCGAAATCGAGGATGCCGCCGTCGCGCAGTTCCACCGGAAGGGAGATCGCGTGGCCGAAGGCATTGTCGCCCAGGAAGATGCTCTGGTAGACGTTCTTGCCGCCCGCGTTGGTGATCTGCTTGATCTGCGTGCTCTCGATGAAGACCACGTCGTTGAGCCTGCCGATTTCGCCGAGCATGAAATTGCCCGGGGCGGCATATTTGGTGATTTCTATGAACTCGGGATCGTCGCGCAGACGGCGGCTCTGGTGCGGGTGGATGAACGCCACATAGGTCTCGCCAAGGCGCGGGACATTCTTCGTGGCCAGGGTCTCCACCGCGTCCTTCACGAGCGCGCTCGTGAAGTGGAAGGTGCCATCCAGGCCGTCCGTGGAGGTGGCCGCAGTACCGGGGGCGTAAACACCCATGCCGGTCATCGCGGACGCCGTGGAGTACTTGTTGTAGCCCCAGATCTTCGAGGACGCCGTGAGCAGGGTGTCGCGGGCGGACTGGTCCAGGTACAGGGCCATGTTGCGGCCCAGGAGACGCGAAGCGCTGGCCATGACGTCGTCAAACGAGGCGTTCAAGAGGAGTTCGCTGACCGCGACCGCGTAGCCGTGCTCCGCGACGGTGATCGAGAACTGGCTCGCCGACAGGGCGTTGGTCTGCATGCGGACACCCTCGACGAGCTGCGAGGCAGCGCCCAGGTTGTTGTACCGCATGAAGTTGATCGTGAGGCCCGGCTGGACGCCCAGCTCAGTCTTCTTCACGGCGAACTGCTCGAACCGGAGGATCGGCATCGACTGGAAGAGAATTTCCTTCGACCAGATGGTCTGGATGGCCGCGCCGAGAGTGGAGTTGGCGCCCGAGTAGGCCGTCGGAGAGGCCGACAGGTTCGGGGTACCAGTGATCGCGCTTGGCATTCTTTGAATTCCTTAGTTACGGGTACTCCGAATTAGGAGTACAGGCCTCGGTTGTTCTGGGACGCATTGCCTACGCCCAACTGGCCCCGAATCTTGGCGTACTCGGCCATCGACATGTTGCGGAGGTCATCGACGGAGTACGACTTGTGTCCCGGATCGGTGTCCATCGGTCCAGTGGTGGAATAGCCCGTGGGGCTCACACCTCGCATTGCGGCACGCTGCTGAATGGCGGCCTGCTGGACCGATTCCAGAATAGCCTGGGTCTTTGCCTTGGCTGTAGCGATGGAAGCCTCGACCTCGTCCGGCGTATTACCGGAAACGTAGTCGAGAAGTTCGGGAGCGATGTCGTTGGATTCCTCTCCAACGCGCCGCTGAATGTACTGCTGGAGGTTCGCGAATTCCTGCTCCTTGGCGAACAGGGCCTGTTCCTCCGCGCGCTGCCGCTCGATCTCAGCGAAGCGGTTGTTCCACTCCTGCTCGCGCTGGGCCAGCAGTTCCTTGGCGGACATGTCCTCTTCTGACTTCGCCCTCGCCGCGGCCTCGGCCTCCTGGCGCTTGCGGTCCTCTTCGGCCTGGGCGTCCTCGCGGGCCTTGCGCTGGGCCTCCAGCTCCGCCGTGAACTTGGCGATCTGCTCGTCCTGGGCCTGGAGGCGCTTGTAGAGCTTGTCCTTCTCCTCGCTCCTGGCCTTCTGGATGTCCTCCGCCGTGAAGCGGGGCTCAGCCGGGGCCGCAGTGGGCGGCTCGACGGTGGCGACGGGGATCGTGATGACGGGCTCGCCAGTCGGCGCACCAGTCGGCTCTCCGGGCTGCGGGGCGCCGCCTGCGATGTTGTAGATCGGGCTGCCGTTCTTGCGGTAGCCCAGCACGGTCATTGCAGGAAGCGAGATGCCCGAAGGCGAAGTATGAAGCGTCATGAGGGACTAGCTCCTAGTCGGTGTCGGTGTCCGGGTCTCGGCGCAATCCGGCCCTTGGGCCGTACGCCTGTGTCACGATTTCGTTAGTCATCTTCTGAATCTCAGGCGCCGTTATTGCCCCGAGGTCGAGACCGCCGGGCAGCGTCACCGGATTCGGACCACCAGGCTGAGGACCGACGGGATTCCCATCAGCATCAGTCTGAGGCTGGGGCGCCTCCGCCCCTTCAGGCGGCATTCCCGTCAACTGGAGAATAGCCGAATCGATCTGAGCCTTTAGCATTCGCAGAGCGCCCTGCTGTTTGGCGTCCTCGACCTGCTCCTCGAATATCTCCCTGACCTTCTCGTCCGGGAACTCTTCTCCCAGGTCGTGGAGGGCGCCGCGCATGGACTCCAAGCCCATCGACATCTTCGCCTGGATTTCGTTCAACTTAATGAGGGTGTCGACCGGCAGCGGGGCGGGCCATTCGCACTCGGTGAAGTAAGCCATCGGGTCGAGAACGTCGACCATCGGAGGCTGATCCTCCTTCATGATGCCCTCGGTGGCCGGGTCGTAGAGACGTGTCTCCGGCTCGAACGTATAGAGGGTCTTGAGGATCAGGTGGTTGATCTTCTGAAGGCCGACCGAGTACTGCATCTTCTTCTGGTCGTACCGGGACATCATCGGGCGGTACATGATTGCGAGCGCCACACCCGACGTATTCGACGCGGGCTGCATCTGACCCAGGGCGGTTTCGGGGACCCCGGTGATCTCGTGCATGGAACGCTTGATCATATCCAGATACTGGAGAGGACCGGCGAGATCAACACCGTTCTCCAAATTGAATACCTGGGCGTCCTTGGGAAGACCACCCCACACCTTTCGGGGGCCCTTCTCAAGGTTGCTCGCTTTCGCACCGGTAATGATGGTCACCGGGGCGGCGTGGTAATTAATGATGTCGCTGATGTCAGTCGCCTTCTCGTTGTACTCACGATTCAGGTTGGTGATGTCAGCGATGTCCGACAGGCCCCACGGAGAACCGGAGACCGCGCTGTTGGCGATGTGAACGATCGGTATCTCGCCCAGCGGGTTCGGCCGCGAGTCGATCAGCTCGTCGTTCAGGTACTCCTCGATGGTGGATTCCGTCAGCACCTCGACGTAGGTGTATACGGAACGCGTGCCATCCTCACCGGTCGACCAGAAGCGGTACTTCAGCTTGAACCGGATGAGTCTTTCCCGGTCGTGGGGGTGCCACTCGGGAAAGCAGAATGCGGAGTTGAGAGGAAGGATGCGGACGCGGCCCGGCTGTGTCAGTCCCAGTTCATCTACGTATGACGGTGCGTAGGCCACCTTCACGAAGCAGTCTCCGGAGACGCCGCCTTGCTGGCCCATCTCCCAGAGCAACTGCTCCTTCCGGTTGTCGACTTCCCACGCCCGCTTCAGCAGGCTGGGAATGATGTGCTCGTACTGCTTGACGCTCTTGAAGTGAACGCCACGGCCGAACGTGAAGTTGTTGATGTAGTCGGCGAACGCCTTCACGTAATTGAACGTGATTTGTGCTTCGCCCGCTTCTCTCCTGTATCCCCAATGGTGTCCAAGGTAGAAAGCAAAGTTCTGGGAGTAGCGGTTGAGGCGAGGGCCGTGCACCTCAAACTCCTCGTCGGCCAATTCGACCAGGCCGAGAGGCGAGATCGAGACCGTAAGGTCCGATCCCGAAGCCCGCATGCTGGGGCTAGCGAATGAGATTGCACCGCTCATGGGTAGTGACTCCGACTAGATCTCGACGATGCGCGTGGGCGCGAGGGAACGTGCGGTCTTCTTCGCCGCCCGACGGCTCTCGAATGGCTCCTCGCCGCGCTGCACGACGGCGCCGTTTGGCAGGACCTCGTGCAGGACGTACTGGCGGCTCTTCGTGCCGTCCTCGGCCATGACGGGGATGCCACGCACCAGGTAGCGCTCGTCGATCAGGTGCTTCCCAACCGTGTCGCCCTTGGAGAGCGGGAGTTTGGGAAGCACCTCATCTACGGATGCCTTGGGGCGGGGACGGCGATCGTGGAACGCGACCATGGCTCAGTCGTCCACCTGGGCCGGGTTCAGGCGCTCGTACCGGCGGCCGTTGCGTACGACCTCCTCGTAGCGGACCTCCGCGTAGTCCGTGAAGGAGCCCTGCGAGAACTCGCCGAGATAGGTCGGCGCCTCGACCCAGGAAGCGGAGCCGACGTGAACACGTTCGGCCATCGTCTCCTGCGGCGGCTTCTCATAGACGTTCGCGTTGTGGTTGGGGCGACCCGGAGCCGTCAGGTAGCCCTGCATCGCACCCTTCGTGAATTCGTTGGGCACGTCGGTGTCCGTCGCGACACCCTCCTCGAAACGGAGAGGACCACGCCGAACCGCATTGACGGCTGCCTTGCGCTCATAGACCGTGCCGACCCGCTCGTCGAACGTCGGGTTGGGGGCGAGATTTCCTGCCATTCTGAATCCTCTTCCGATTACGAGGGAACGCTTCAAGCGTATGAGGGTTATGGAACCGATTGTTAATAGCGATTCGCGATTAGGTGAGTGCGGTGGACTTCCACGTACCGGAGGCGGTCTTGACGTACAACCGCAGGTTGGTGGTATCGAGCGCCATAGTTCCGATGGGCTGACCTCGGGTGAACGAGGCGTCGGATACCGGTCCGGCTATCTGGGCGAGAGGTGACGCGCCCGCGTACTTGGTCGGGACCGTGCCACCGAAAATGGAGCCGAGGTTGCTGTAGCAGTTGGTGACGTGCCAGTCAGCGGTAGAGGACGCCTCGAAGAACATATGCACGCCAGTCGGGGAGGTCTGATACTGCCCGACGACATTCCGCAGGACGGTCGTACTACCGGCGCCGGAGAAGAGGTCCAGCGCCGAGTTGATGGTCGCCACACCGCCATTGGCTATGAGGACGTTCTCCAAAGCGCCAGCCTGGGTGCTCCACACGATGATGTTCTGTGGCGTCGAATACCCAGCGAAGAAATTTCCTGCGAAGCAGTACAAGTGGTCGACGTATACGTGGCGGGATGCGGCAGAGACGTACAGATGTGGACCACCGCGCATGGCGGAGGTTTCCATCTTGTTGTCCGTGAGGTAGATACCGTTGGGGCTATTCGAGTTGTTGGTGCCCTGCTCGATACGTAGTGCTCCATTGGAGAAGTTCTCCCAGCGGCACCCGCGGAAGAAGATCTGGTTGACGTTGTCTCCGGAGAAACCAAATCCGGAGGCTGCCGAGCTGTTGCGGAGCCAGATTGTCGGAGTGATGGAATCAGCCGCCCCGAAGGTGCTCTCGAAAACACAATCGTCGAAACGTGTGTCCCAGAACTCGACGCCATCAATACCCACGTCGTTATTCGACGTGAAGTACATGTCGCGGAAGACGAGGTTGTCGGCGTAGTAGCAGCGGAGCCAGTTTCCTGCCTGGTTGTTTCCGTTCAGCGTCATCGACTGGAGACTGCTGTAGCGGGTGTGCGTGGAACCGCCGGGGTCAGTTCCGGGGCCGGAAATGTCGATGAGGATGCCGACGCCGTTCTTACGGAGCTGGGTGGCCCTACGGCCTGCTCCGATCACATTGACGTTGGAGGGAATTTTCAGACCGATACCGTTCGACGGTGTGATGGCGTAGATGCCGGGGGGAACGAGGACGGTGCCACCGCCGAATGAGGAGCAGGTATCGATGGCCGACTGAATGGCGGGCCGGTCGTTGGTCACGTTGTCGCCGACGGCCCCGAACTGCGCGTCTTT